GCTTATTATGGATTTATTTGTAGTATAGAGGGATTTTATAAGTTTTCTGGGATTGATAAAGAGACTTTGTTAGAGTGGTTAAGCTCTGGGAGATCGATTTTGTATAAAAAAGCCTTAGAAAATAGTAAAAATACGGTATTATCTGGGTTTGAGAATAGTCAAGTGCCAATTTTACGGCTTGCGGCTGGTAACTACAAATATAAGCTAAATACACCAACACAAGAGCATCAAGAGGCGGCTGCTGTGGACGTGCTGCCCGACTTGTTGGCGATCTCAGGACACCAAAATATGTCTATCACGGACGGACACGAGACAAAAACAGAGTAGACGCATAATAGCATAAAATCATAAACAAGCGAAAAACCTAGTAAAATAAAGGCTTTTCGCAATTTTTTAAAACATTTGTTTATTTCGCTAAACTCTGATTTAACGAAATAATATCAATTTTGGAGAGCTGCCGCCGTTTTATTGCGTGGCGTGATCCTGTATAAAATATAGGGGGTTGCGTCCTGTGGTTTGCTTTTGACATAGTACCTAGGGGTGTATTGTGTCAAGGGGGTATGCCGCCACCTTAACCCCCTACCTACCGACAAAACAAAAATCCGACTTTCAGGTTTAGTAGATACACTTTTATCCAACCTCATAGAGTAAATATACTCCACATAGAAGATTAGCTAAGTAAACTATACATAGCATAACTATAGTTAAGTTAAGCCTATATAAATAATATATATATCTAAGGGAGAGTAGAATTATGAGTAGAAAGAATGAGTTAATCCAAAATAAGCGTATTAGAAAAGTGTTGGTTGAGAGGTGGCAGGATATAGACGGAGTAGTTAGGTGTGTATCTTGTGGTAGTAGCCATAACATAGAGTGGCATCATGCAATTCCGATAGAAGTTGGTGGACAGGATGTAATAACTAATCTTGTACCTGCTTGTCATAATTGCCATATGGCAGCTCATAGTTGGAAAGAGTGTCGTAGCAATAAACTTAAAGACAGAGAACCGAATATCAGAGGTGGCAGACACTATTCTGTTCCTGAGAACTATAAAGACTTGATAAGGGACTATGTATTTTGCAAGATTGGCAAAGAGGAACTTGGCAGGCGTTGGAACGATGCTATGGGCATTGAAAGCGCAGACACCCCGGAGGCTGTTGAGCATATCTCTGAGAAGTCTTGGTATCGTAAGTTCTTAGACGAGTTAAACATTAAGAAAGTCAAAAACAGGCTTGATATGTACTGTTCAAAGCGCCACCCTGCCAATACCACTTTAAGAGAGGGCGCAGAGATTGGCACGATAACATACATGAATGGTACTGTAGAGAAGATCATTTACCATGATCCAAATTACGAAGCTCCGACTAAGGAAATCCCTGAGTGGGATAAAATCAAACACAACCAGAAACCTGATGGTTATAAGATTGCGCTTAACGATTATGTGCATTGTAGGATTGGTTTAAAGGAACTGAGCAGGAGATTAGCTGATTGTGACCATATGGATATGCCTAAGTACCTTGCCGGAATGACTTGTAAAACATGGTACAAGAATTACCTTGACGAACTTGGCATAGTGAGAGTGGTAAACAAAGTTGATAAGCCCTCGGCTGAATACGTCAGAAAAGGGATGCTTGGGTACATAGTTTATAAATCAGGCAAAGTAACAGACATTTATGCCTAAGATACGGTATCGATACACCTTGTATCGATACAACTGTTACTGTTCTGTATATCTTAAAACCTACTAAGACTACAGAGAATAGTACATCCCTATAGAGTAGTAGTAAAGATATGGGTTATATGTACTACATCAACTAAAACTATAGATTATTTAGAGTAGAGTAATTTATTTTATACTGTGTATACACCTACTGTGTATACATTTTGTATACATTGTGTATACATGGCTTGAAAATGGCTATAACCCTTAGAGATATAGCATGGCAGGACAGCTCCACAGGCAAATAATCCATCTAAAAAACATAGGCTGCTGAAACCTAGAAATGTAAACCCCATAAATCTCCAAACTGTGGGGCTGACACTTGCCGTAATGAAACTAATTGTTACTCGGACATTTGAGAACTCCTTTAGAAACCTTTGGTGGACAGAGTGGGACAATCCCACTCTCAAATCCAGAGGTAAATGCAACAGGGAGCAGGGTATTAGGGATGGTGTTGCATTTAGTCCTGAAACCTTGACACTCAAATTTGCCCGTTAAGACACTTTGGGTGTCTTAGATGATAAAGTATACCACTAAGACACGAAACCGACATTAAAAACGATTCTGGTGATTCTGAGAGGTATTCTATGAGCAGACAACTTACAAATGAAAACGGAAAGTTAAAAGAGAACCCCAAAAACGAGGATGAATGTATCTGGTTATATGACGAGGTTTGCTGTAACGCTGATAGCGATTGGGTGGCTGATTTTCCGCATGAGCATTGTAAGCGTTGTAAAAACTTTACAAAGGAGCAGAAATGTTAAGCACATTACGTTCAGCAAATTCAGGCTTAGACAGAACAAAAGGTATTGCAATGACTAAGGAGCAATGGGAGGCTGTAGTCTTGGAAATGCCTGAGTATCAGTATGTAGATCCTGTAATGTACCAAAAGTGCGCAGATAAGTTGGGCATATCCTATTCGACATTCTGGAAATGGTATAACGTATGGTACGCAAGCGGGAAAAACACAAAAGCTCTGCCATTCATCAAGACACAAGCGGAGATAGACAATGACAAGAGAAGAAATAGAGAAACGTCTGAGCGAGTATCAGACTTACCAAAAATACAATGGCGCAAATGAGGAATTGGTGGACGCTATGGAAATAGCGGTCAGAATTGCAGACAACTTTGACGATCCTAAATTCACTATAGACGTATCTCATATGGCGTTAAATGTTATAAGGGACTACATCAGGGAAAAGTCGCATAGCACATTTGAACAACTTGAACAATATTCGCAGGATAATAAGCAGGGATTTAAGGCTATAAACCAATACTATAACTGTATGAGATATGCAGCTAAGTACGAGCTAGATTCATTCTGCCTGTATATAGAGCGATACAGACCTCGGAAAGAACGCTTTTACGAACCCCGGAGAAAGCAACTGAAGATGATAGTTGATGCCATACAGGACTTGGAAGATGATAAACTTGACGAGTTATACCTTCATCAGCCACCCAGAACGGGCAAATCGCAGATAGTGACATTTGCTACAACATGGCATTGTGCAAGGAATGATGAACCATCCAACCTGTATGTAACATACTCAAACACTTTGGGCGGGGCATTCGTAGACGGTGTTATGGAACTGATTAAAGACCCGACATACGCATTTGTAGATGTGTTCCCGAATGAAAGCATAGCCCACACCGATTCTGAAGCTCACAGAATGAACCTTACAAGGCGTAAAAAATACGCTACCCTGTCTGGTAGAGGTATGGAGGCAGGCTTGAACGGACAGTTTGATGCTAAAGGTTGGCTTATCCTCGATGATCTTCACGAAGGTATCAACGAGGTACTTAATCAGGACTTGTTAGCTAAAAAACTGAAATTCTTTAACAACAATGTCCTGTCAAGACAGAAACAGGGCTGTAAGATACTCGGAATCGGTACTATCTGGTCACTTAATGACATATTCTGTACTAGGCATGAATTTCTTGAAGCAGGTTTGGCGGCTCCGGGAACTCGATTCAAGATAATCAAGATACCTGCCATGAATGAGAAAGACGAATCCAACTTTGACTATGACTATGGCGTTGGCTTTAGTACGGCTAAATATCGTGAGATTAGGGCGAGGTTTGAGAACGATGGGGATATGGCTTCTTGGTCGGCACAGTATATGCAAGAGCCTGTTGAACGTGAAGGTGCTGTATTCCTGCCAGACGATATGAAATACTATAACGGCATTCTGCCGAATGAAGAACCATTGAAAGTTGTATGTGCCTGTGACGTTGCCTTGGGAGGTGACGATTACCTGAGTTTCCCGATAGCATATTGTTACGAGGATGGCTCAGTTTACATAGACGATGTTGTTTACGACAACGCAGAAAAGAAGTTCACTAAACCGCAGGTAGTGGACAAGATTATCGAGCATCATGTTACAAGCGGGTATTTTGAAGCGAATCAGGGCGGCGAAGGTTACAAGGATGAAGTCGATCAGGCTTTGCAGGAGAAGGGCATAAAGATAAATCTGAGATCAGAGTATGCTCCGACAGACAAACGTAAGGCGCAGCGTATCTGGGATAAGGCAGGTTCTATTCGTGAATACTACTTCCGTGATCCGTCCTGCCGAAATAAGCAATACCGTATGTTTATGACTAACCTGTTCAGTTTTAACTTTAAGGCTAACCAGAAGCACAAACATCAAGACGCAGCCGACAGTTTGGCTTCATTGGCATACTTCTTAGAGGGTACTTGGACGAATGCAAAAGTTGAAGCGGCTATAAATCCGTTCAGAAGGAGGCAATATGGGTATTAAGAGCGATTGGTACTTGTTGGAAGATGATGAAAAGGCGATAGTTAGCCTTAAAGAGCGAATCGAAAACCTTATCACCATAGCAACGAGGACTACACGGGGTTTTGAAGCGACAGGCAGCCGGAAGATAGGTGGGACTAAAGACAAGAACGCTGATATAGTCCTGAAGGTGATGGAATTGGAATCAGAACTTGCAAGCCTTGACTATGAGCATCACTTGTCTAAATGTGCATTGATAATTGACATAGCAAAGATACCTAAACCGAAACGTAAGATATTTATTGACCGATACATACGAAATATGAGCCTAAATGAAACGGCAAAGGCAAACGGCACTACGAAAAAGACAGTTTGCCAGATTTTGAAAAAATTTTAAAAAAGGACTTGACAAGGTGACACCCTATGTGCTAAAAAGAGTATGATGGGTAAACTGTAAACAGGCACTTGCAGATTTGCCTATATTTTTTTACTATCCGACATAACGTTATATAACGTCTTGCCGGATTTTTTTATGCTCAAAACGGAGGCTATGATGAACACACAGAAATTGCAAGACCTTGTACGGGGAGAGTACGGACGGAAAACTGCATATGTTGATTTTACGGAAGTTACCCCGGATAATCTGCTGAAGATTGTCAACAAGGGCGTAAGCACTCTGAATTGGAACCGTGGTATCATCCGTTATCTGCATAACTACTACAAGGGCGATCAACCGTCACTATACAGGACTAAGACCATTCGTGACGATATAAACAACCCTGTAGTTGAGAACCATGCATTTGAGATTGTCAGTTTCAAGAACGCTCAGACATATGGCGAGCCTGTTCAATGCGTTTCCTTACGGAACGATGAAAAAGTCAACAAGGCTGTTGACAAACTTAATGACTACAACCGAAATGCAAACAAGTATCTGGTTGACATACAATGCGGTGAGTGGACTTCATGCGTGGGAACGGGATTTAAAGCGGTTCAGCGTGTCCGTGACAGCAAGGCATTAGTACCCTACAGGCTTGTTGCCCCTAGCCCCATGAACACGATAGTTGTGTACTCGACTATCACCTACGAGCCGTTATTGGCTATTCAGCAGTTAAAGGACACCGAGGGCAATATGTACTATCAGTGCTTTTCAGAGTACCTTGAGTACATCGTCCAGAACGGCAAGCTGATAAGTTCACAGATACACGCTTTTGGCGGCATACCGATAGTTGAATACCCTAACAATGCTGACAGGATTTCGGACATAGAGTTGGTTATCTCAATGCTTGATGCGATAAACGAAATCCAGAGCAACCGGGTTGATGGTGTTGCTCAGTTTGTTCAATCATGGTTCAAGTTTATAAATTGTGAAGTGGATGAAGATTCGTTCCTTGCCATGAAACAGAATGGTGCGATTGTTGTTAAGTCAAATAACGGTACTAATACCGCAAGCGTTGACCTGATGCAGCAGGAGCTTAATCAGGAAGGTACACAGGTAGGCAAGGATGATATTTGGAATAACGCCCTTGATATTCTGGCTATTCCTAATCGTCAGAGTAATACGGGCGGAGATACTGCCGGAGCTGTATCGCTCAGAAACGGATGGGATTTTGCAAGGCAGAGAGCAAATCTTAAAGACCCGTATGTATCTGTATCTGATAAACGGCTTAACAGGGTTGCCTTAAAGATTATCTCACAGGCTGTTAATCCTAACCCTTGCGAACTTACGGAAATGGATTATGACGTACATATCGTTCATAGTCCTACGGATAACCTGCTTGTTAAGGCTGAGGCACTTGAAATCCTGTTAAGGTCAGGCATACATCCGTTAGTTGCGGTCAAGGTTGTAGGCTTATGGGCAGATGCCGAGAAGGTTTTTGTGCAAAGCAAAGGCTATTTAGATGCAAAATATCAACCTATCGAAGAAATCATTAAGAGAAACGGACTTGAAGGGCAAATACCTATTGCGGAGAAGATATTAAATGGCAATCCGGCAGTTTGATGAATTAAAACGCATAAAGAAAGAGCTTGATGAATTAGCCGTATCTCTTGAAATCATCAATTATTTTGATGAAATGGATTTGCCCGAAGAAGAA